AAACTTTGATTATGAATTCATTGATGTCCCAATCAAGGAGAGTCATGGATAAAACAGAATTTCTAGCAGCAATCAAACTTGTATCAGGAGAGGAACTACTCTCTATGGTAACATCTGTGCACGACGAGAATGGCGACTATTTAATTGTAGAGAACCCCATAGAGGTAGAAGAGGTAATGCTTCCTAACAAACAAGCAGGAGCAAAGGTACAACCTTGGATGAAGTTCTCTAGAGAAGAACAGTTTGTTATACCTAAAGATAAAATTATTACAATCGTAGAGGTAGCAGAAGAAGTCGCGGTCTTTTACCACATGTCTCTAAGGAAACTTAATACTGACTTTATAACTGACGCTAAGGGGAAGATCTCTACTGTTGATGAAGCTCGTATCAAACTCGATAAGATCTTTAAAAAAGGTTCTTAAATGTCCCTTGAATTCGCACACTCATAGTGTAATGCTTTTTTGACATCTTGTCAACCCCCCGCTTGACAGCAGGGTTTTTTTGTTATAAAATATAAACATACCGAAGCAAATAGATGAAACGAAAGAGAGTAGTATCGGAGCATTATGTAAACAATAAAGAGTTCTTAGAAGCATTAGTAGTCTTTAAAGCAAAATGTACTGCTGCTAAGGAAGCGGGAGAACCTCGCCCTCAGATATCAAATTACATTGGAGAATGTTTTTTGAAGATAGCAACACATCTATCATACAAACCAAACTTTGTCAATTACATGTTTCGTGAGGACATGATATGTGATGGCATAGAGAACTGTGTACAATACATAGAAAACTTTAACCCAGAAAAATCTAAGAACCCATTTGCTTATTTTACTCAAATCATTTATTATGCTTTTCTTAGAAGAATACAAAAAGAGAAACGTCAATTGGAAATTAAGAACAAGATATTAGATAAGTCAGGTTATGAGGTTGCCTTCCATACAGATGACAAGTCAGGTTCCTCAGACTATAATACAATTAAGGAGAACGTGCAGATAAAAATTAAGTGACATATCCTATTACTATCGTTGATAATTTTTTTGAAGATCCAGATGAGGTTGTAGCAATTGCAGACAAGTGTAAATTTTACAATCCCAATACAGGTAACTGGCCAGGTACAAGAACTAAACAACTTGATGTAGAAGATCATAGATTCTTCAGTTACTTCGGCATGAAAATACATGGATTGTTTCATGATCAAGTTCCAGAGTATTGGAATCTACAAGCACACTTCCAAAAAATTATGCCATTCTGTGAAGACAAATACAGTAAGAAAAACAGAGGATGGGTGCATCAAGATCACGATGCTTGGTTTGGTGGTATAGTATACCTTACAAAAAATCCAGAACCAGATACAGGCACATCAATTTATAAAGTAAAAAATGGATACTCATTTCAATATGAAAAAGAACTTAAAATGAAAGAAAGCATTTATAAAAGTCAAGTGACAGATGACGCTGAATATGAAAAAGCATTTGACTCCATGCAAGAACAGTATGTAGAGACCGTAACTATTGAGAATGTATATAATAGATTTGTATTGTTCTCAGGCAACACACATCACGGTGTGAAGACCTTTGGATCATCTCCTAGACTAACACTAAACTTTTTTGGTATGGGACAATATGGTAAGATACTACCAGTAATGAGGTCAAGATGAAGATAGCAATAATAACAGATCAACACTTCGGTGCAAGAAAATCTAGTCGTGTATTCCATGATTTCTTTAATAAGTTTTACACAAATGTATTCTTTCCTACACTAAAAAAACGCGGGATCGACACAGTATTAGATCTAGGCGACACCTATGATAATCGTAGGACCTTAGACCTATGGGCAGCAAACTGGAGTAAGACAGAATACTTTGATAAGTTAAGAGACATGGGTATCACAGTTCATTCTCTTGTAGGTAATCACACAGCATATTTTAAAGACACAAATGACGTCAACACTCTTGATGGTATTGTTGGCGAGTATAATAATATTCATATCTACAATAAGGCAACAGAGGTAGAGATAGGTGGATTACCTATCCTATTCATACCTTGGATTAATCAACAGAACTCAGAAGAAACCTATGCATTGATTGAAAAATCTAAATGTCCTGTAGCAATGGGTCATCTAGAACTCAATGGTTTTGAAGCACATCGTGGTTACATCATGGATCATGGTGACAGCACAGCACCGTATAGACATTTTGAAAAAGTATTCTCAGGTCACTTTCATCGTAAGAGCACTAGAGGTAACATATCATACCTAGGTAATCCATACCAGATCTATTGGAATGATTATAGAGACGCACGTGGGTTTCATATCTTTGACACTGAGACATTAGAATTAGAGTTTATAAAGAATCCATACGAAATATATGAAAAGATATATTATCATGAGGACAATATACAAACAGGTATGTTTAAATACCATGAGTATTCTCAGAAATTTATCAAGATTATTGTAGAAAAGAAAACTGATACAGATAAATTTGAAAGATTTATTAGTCAGTTGTATGCTGCAGGAGTGCATGAGATCAAAGTTATTGAAGATCCATCTTTTGAACAAGATCTAAATGAAGAGATAGATATAGAGAAAGAAGATACTTTAACAATACTAGAGAGATATGTTGATGACATGGAGCACTCAGATAAACCCGCACTCAAAAATATTCTCAAGTCATTATATGTGGAGGCATTAGAATTAGTATGATGTATATCCTTGCAGTCACAGGCAAAGAAAAAGAAGGTGCTTACGCTGTTGATGAAAATGATAAACGTAAAGTTTACATGTTCCTTGACAAAGACGACGCAGTACGCTATGCTGGCCTTCTGGAAGCTGATGACTTTCCAGATATGTCAGTTGTAGAAGTTGATGATCAAGAGATCATACAAGCTTGTGTTAAACATGGACATGAATACTTTGTTGTCACTCCTGATGATATAGTAATTCCTCCTAGATAATTTTTGTCTGAATGATTATTTTTAAAACTGTACGTTGGAAGAACTTCCTTTCAACTGGTAATGTGTTTAGTGAAATACAGTTAGATACAAGTCCTGCTACATTGATAGTCGGAGCAAATGGTGCGGGTAAATCCACATTCTTGGATGCCATGTGCTATGCGTTATTCGACAAACCTTTTCGTAAGATAACTAAAGGACAATTAGTTAATGCTGTGAATGAAAAGGAACTACTTGTTGAGTTAGAATTTAGTATAGGTTCACGTGAATATATGGTACGCAGAGGGAGAAAACCTAATGTGTTTGAAATCTATCTCAATGATACAAAAACTAAGGAAGAGGCATCTATCTTAGAACAGCAAAAATATCTGGAACAAAGTATTCTGGGGTTGAATTATAAATCATTTACTCAGGTGGTGGTCTTAGGGTCATCTTGCTTTGTTCCATTTATGCAACTCAATCCACCTAATCGTAGAGAAGTTATAGAAGATCTTTTAGACATTCGTATTTTCTCAACTATGAATGGTATCCTAAAAGAACGTTGCAAAGGTATTAGAGAGAACATCAGAGAAGTTGAGTATCAGTTTGAAATAGCAAAGAATAAAGTTGAGACACAACAAGCATTGATAGATCATCTTAAAGAACAATCAAATGCAAACACTACAAGACGTAAGACAGAGATTAAAAATATTGAGAAAGAGATACAAGATATTACAAAGAGTGTAGATGAAGACCTTAAGTTGTCTAAATCATATGAAGACTCCCTAAAGGAATATGCAAACGTTGATGCTAGTCTGTCGCAACTTCGTATCTATGAAAGTAGATTCAAAGATAAACAGAAAGCATTTAAGAAAGAGTACAAATTTTTTGAATCCAATGAACATTGTCCGACTTGTCAGCAAGCAATCACAGAAGAACTTAGAACTAATAAGAAATCTGGAATTACTGATCAACTCACGCAAATCGAAACAGCAACAGAACAACTCAAAGGAGAGTTAGATGATATCCTAGTTAAGATATCTAATAAGAATGAAATTGTACAAGAGTTATCTAAGACACAGCAAGCAATCAGTGAAGCACAAAGAGAAATACAATATCGTAAACGTCAGATAAAAGCAATTGAAAAGAAAATAGACGAAGCAACTGGTAGTAATAGTAGTCTAAAGAAAGAGAAAGACAAACTTAAACAGTTAGCGAAGGATGGTCTTGTTGTAGAGGAATCCCTACTTGACGAGAAAAAAACACGTGACAACTATAATACTGTCACAAACATGTTGAAAGATACTGGAATTAAGAGTACTATAATAAGGAAGTACCTACCAGTTATGAATCAACTGATAAATAGGTATTTAAAGGAACTAGATTTCTATGTCTCTTTTGAACTCGATGAGAATTTCATGGAGACTATCAAATCTAGATTCAGAGATGAGTTCTCATACGCATCCTTCTCAGAAGGAGAGAAGATGAGAATAGACTTAGCACTTCTCTTTACATGGAGAACTATTGCTAAGATGAAGAACAGTGCCAATACTAATCTACTCATCTTAGATGAGATATTTGATAG